CACTTGAGCCCGGATAACCGCCCAATAACTGCAGTGAGGGAGGCCCGCAAGGAAGTTTAGGTTGGTCAGGGGGTGCAAGTCCCCCACCTATTTCACATGGCGGAATTTATTTCCGCCATTTTTTGCATTAGTATATGTAAGATAAATCGCAGATACGTCTGCTTGCCATAGGAGCACTAAGTATGTCCAATTCATTCCTCATAGCCGACACCCATTTCGGGCACACCGGCGTCTGCAACTTCCTCCGAAACGACGGCACCAAATTACGACCATGGACTGATCCAGTACAAATGGATAAAGACATGGTTGAGTACTGGAACGATACCGTCCGTCCAAATGATAAAGTCTATCATCTAGGTGATGTGGTTATTAACCGCAAAGCTCTAGCAACTCTTAGCCAACTCCACGGCGATCTCGTATTAGTAAAAGGCAACCATGACATCTTCAAGCTCGAAGACTACACCCCCTATTTCCGAGACATCAGGGCTTATGTTGTCTTGGATGGATTTATTCTCTCACACATACCAATCCACCCTGAGTCTAAGGCACGATTTAAAGGGAACATCCATGGTCATCTCCACGCCAATTCGCTTGACGACCCGTGGTATTGTTGTGTATCAGTCGAGCACATCAATTACCGTCCAGTCAGCTGGGCAGACACTTTAAAACGAATGGAGAAGCAAAATGCAATTTCTAACAATCAATAATTTGGATGATCTGCTCCCATTCGTTGAGGAGAAAAAAGAGATTCACGTACGCACCACTGAGGACGGCTACACAACCGTTATCTACCGATTTATGGATAGCAATACCTTTGATACCATTGAGTCCTTAGAGGCCCGTGGCATTATGTTTGATGACCTTGGTGGCGTGATCTCGCGACCACTGCACAAGTTCCATAATCTGAACGCCACACACTCTGGTATTAATTCGTACACCAAAGAGTACATCTTGGCGAACAAGGATCAAGTGGCTGTGATTTATGAGAAGTTAGATGGCTCCATGATCTCGACTGCAAACTACTTTGGTAGGGTTCGTTTGCGCTCTAAGAGCTCGTTTGATAGCGAAGTGGTCAAGTTGGCGTATCAGATCTATGATAAGAGTCCAAAGATCCAAGAAGTATGTGAGTTATGTATTCGTGAAAACTGGACTGCAACCTTTGAGATTACCCACCCAGAGGCACGCATTGTGCTCGATTATAAAGAGCCACAGTTACGATTGTTACATATTCGTGACAACATCACTGGCCGGTATTTGGTGTGGGATATTGACGGTATTGAGAAGTGCCCAACACTGCCACTCGACCAGCTAGAAGAAATTCTATCTGACGAGCACCTTGAAAATCTGCGTGACAAAGAGGGCTACGTGATCCAGTTTCAAGACGGTGATATGGTCAAGATCAAATGCCCTTGGTATGTATCACTACACAAGACTGTCACCTTTGTGCGTAAACGCGATATTGTCGAGCTGGTACTTAATGAGACTTTGGATGATGTGTACGAGGCATTTACCAAATTGGGTATTGATACCAACAAGGTAGAAGAGATTGAGAAGAAGGTAGTAGCTGAGTTAATTGAGATTGAGCAGACTGTTGAGAAGCTACACAACGAGACTAAAGAGTGGGAACGTAAAGAAGTGGCATTGTGCTACCGTAGCCACATCTTCTTTGGTTTGCTGATGAATATGCGAGATGGCAAAGAGCTCAAGACCAAAGAGTGGTACCGTAAAAACATCTTGAAAACTTGGTCTTTACAAGCAGTCGATAATATTGGAGAAAAAGAATGACTACATTAACTTTAATTCGAGGCTTGCCCGGTAGTGGTAAGACTTCATTGGCAGATGAATTGATTGACACATACACTCGAGGCATTGAGGCTGATAGTTATTTTTACGATCATTATGGCAATTATGTGTTTGATGAAACTAAGCTACGTGCCGCGCATGAGTGGTGCCAACATCAAACCCGCGAGATGTTAAAAGATGATTTCAATGTGCTGGTGTCCAACACCTTTACCACTTTGCGCGATATGAAGGAATACTACTTAATGGCCAAAGAGCTGGGCGCGACATTGAACGTCATCACCTGCCAAGGCCAGTTTGGCAATTTGCACAATGTGCCACAAGAAACACTAGACAAAATGGAAAAGCGTTTCTTCCACGGCGACGTAATTAAAGAATTGGGGAAGTTGTATGATCTATAGTATTGACTTTGAAACACGTAGTGCCATTGATCTAACCGAACAGGGATTAGACATCTACGCCAACGACAGCACAACAGAAGTGTTGTGTATTGCGTTCGGCACAGCACCAACCAACATTGGTGTTTATGACCCTAAGAGACAATCCCCCGGAACACTGTTGAAACACGTCAAGAACGGTGGCAAGATCCAAGCATGGAACGCCATGTTTGAGTACGCCATCTGGAACTGCGTCTGTGTGCCTAAGTACGGCTGGCCTCCGCTAAAACTGGAGCAGTGCATTGACACCATGGCCATAGCGGCAGCCAATAACGTCCCGCAGAGCTTGGATGACGCCGGTGAGTTCATGGACTCCGAGCACAAGAAAGACGCCGTGGGTAAGCGCCTGATTATGAAGCTATCCAAGCCCAGTATTAAAGGAGTCTTTAATGAGGACCCTGCCTTATTAAAGGAGTTGTTTGATTATTGCGCACAGGACGTACGCACAGAAATGGCCATAGGAAGCGTTTTAAGGCCCCTTAGCGACGTCGAACAGGAAGTCTGGACCCTTACCCAGCGGATCAACCTGCGAGGCGTACCGGTCGATCCTAAAGAGCTCCAGAACGCCGTTTTGGCCGTGGAAAGGGCACAGGCCCAACTGGACAACGAACTCTTGTCTATGACCGGTTGTAAGCCCTCTGAGAGGGCAAAGCTGCTTGATTGGTTAAATGCCCAAGGTGCCAATATGGCCGACCTGACCGCCAAGACCGTTTCAGCTAAGTTAGTAGACACTAACTTAAATAGTACAGTGCGCAGGGCGTTAGAGCTGCGCCAAGAGGGAAGCCAAACTAGCGTGGCTAAGTACGCTAAAATGTTGGAGATACAACGTGAAGGACGGATTCGGAATACACTGGTATATCATGGCGCTAGTACTGGCCGCTGGGCGAGCCGTGGTGGACTCAATCTACAGAATATTGCTCGCCCCACACTGGAAGATGGAGAGATTGAACGAGCTATACCACGAGTCTTTGATGGAGGACTGGGATCAATGTCCGAGCTCTCGTCGCTCGTCCGAAGCGCCATATCGGCGCCACCCGGACAAACCTTCGTTGACGTGGATTTTAGCTCAATTGAAAACCGAGTTGGGGTTTGGCTCGCAGGACAAAAAGACAAAGTCGAACTCTTCAGAAAGGGATTAGATGAGTATAAAGTCTTCGCTTCCACCTCCCTATACAGAGTCCCGTATGAAGAAGTTACAAAGGATCAAAGACAAATTGCTAAGTCGGCGGTTCTGGGCGCAATGTTTGGTCAGGGTGCTAAGGGCTTAGTTAAGTATGCGGCAGGCATGGGTGTCAACATAACCGAGACCCAAGCCAAGAGTGCGGTAGATAACTACCGGGCTTCGTATCTGATGGTTAAGAACTTATGGACTAAGTGTGAGACCGCTTCAATTCAAGCCGTACAGAATCCTGGCACAACGTTTGATGCCGGCAGTAAGATTAAAATGAAAGTCACAAAGAACGCACTGTGGATGAGACTACCCAGTGGTAGATTGATCTGCTGGCAAAGGCCAGAGCTCGAGTTGCTCACCACACCATGGGGCGCGCAGAAGATGGGTGTTACTGTCCATTCCCAAAACACCTACACTCGGCAGTGGAGTAGAAATGCTTTGATTGGTAGCAGTATCTTCCAGTCCGCCGTTCAGGCTACTGCTAGGGACTTCTTGGCTAATGCCATGCTCAATCTTGAAAATGCGGGATATAGCGTTATAAACAGCATCCATGACGAGGTACTCCTTCTTGTGGAAGAACAAAACGGGGAGTCCGCAATGAATGATGTGGTTCGTATTATGACCACGCCACCATCATGGGCTCCCGATTTTCCTCTTGCTGCGGAGGGTTGGTACGGTAAACGTTATAGGAAGTAAGTTAGCACTTCCACTTGCGGAGTGCTTTGTTGATGCGTGAATCTGGATCGTTGGCGGTTTTTGAAGAAGTTAGTTTTTTCTTCATGCCGCCCATCCTAGCGCAAAATGACTTCTTGCGTGAGCCGCCTTCTGGCTGTGGTGCCTTTAATTCGCCACCAGTCTCACGCTTATATGACGCACGACCTAAGGCATTTAAACCACCCGATGGGCTCTTGCCTTCAGAACGTTGCCATGCTGGTGTAGTACTGCCACCCTCAGCAAACATCCTTCTTCTGGGCATAGGTCTTGGTATTGGCTTTGGAGTATAAGGCAGGGCTCTTTTAGCAAACGATGGGTTTATATTACCACTTAACGGAGGCGCAACACGTCTTTGTTGAAACGGCTGTTGCGGTGTTATTGGTGCAACAGGTTTTGGTGTGGTTGTTGGCGCAACAGGAGCTAAACTATTTAAACCTGATCCAACACTAGGTGTGTTAGTTACAACTGGTGAACCAGATGTATCAAAATTGTTTATGGGGTCCATGCCAGGAGCAAAAGTTGGCAACGGTACTACTTGTGAATTACCAGGAGAACCTTGAAGCCAATCAGCCGATGGGGGTGTATATCCACCGCTAGGAGCATTCCAGGTTTCACCAGTTGCTTTATTGTAATAAGGCACTAAGGCCTGTGTAGAAGGACCCGTCGGAGCCGTAAATCCATATGGGTTAGAATTTGCTTGTTCAGTAGATTGAACCAAACCGCCCGTAAGATAATGTTTTACTTTTCCACCTTCTTTAAAGTTTAGATTAAGTGGGTTCAGTATCTGAGCAGCGCCTTGACCGGTTGTTTCTTGAGCACGACTACCAACGGGGGCATT